CAGTCCCTGACCATCTAATCATTTATTGACATCCCCAGTAAAGTCCTCTGGATAGTTTAAGGTTGGCTTACCCATTGCAGAGCAGAACATATCTAGTTGCAATGCAATATCCTCCATGCTCTCAGCAACAATGGTGGCCACGCCATAAGCGTAAGGTGTGCCAGTTGTATCGTAGAAAACCTCAGCCAACTCCAGCTGCTCAGAGCCAAAGTCATCAACTAAATTAATAATTCTATGATTCCACATGGCTCCTCCTAGCTTGCATCAATCATTGTTCTGCGTTTAGCAGTAAAGGCGTTCATGCCTGAGATTTGTACAGGATTCATCTTGTCAATGATGTGCTTGTTAGCTCCGTGCAACTCCTCTAACTTCATGCGCTTGGTATCTTTGGTCAATGATTTAGATGCGGCTACCTTATCTGCCATTGCATTGTAAGCATCAACCCAGTCAGCCATACTCTCAAACAAGGTATCATCCTTGCCTGGGATGCGTAGAGCCAATCTCAAGACTGGTTCTATATTCTCAGGAAGTGTTGTATTTACGCTACTCTCTATAATATTTTTTGCCTTATTTTCCAAAACACTTGCATCAGTCTTGGCAAAGTTGAGAGGATTAGCTACTGGAGATGGTCTGCCTTTGCTTGCTGCATTGCCATCGTCATCCTCTGGAGCAATGCCACAGGCTGCCATGAGTGAGTAACGTCTAGCGTAGGTAAGTGCAGAGCCGTACCCCTGTGGGTCATTCTTAGCAGCTGGTACGTGCAAGATGCCACAGTCAAGCAACTCTCCAGACTCGTGGATAAAGATAGTCTCTACTGATACGCCATCATCACATGGGTGGCATTTCTGGACCAATGCAATGCCGTTGTTATTTAGCGCATCAATGACGGCCTTAACGCAAGCTGATAAGTCTGCGTACTTAGTTTTAAAGAAAGGATTGTTTGAATCCTTGAGTGCTGGTGCAAACTCTTTCTGAGCTTTGACCAATGCAGTTGCTATGTTTTTCATTATAAAAATTCCTTATGTTTTACTTCATCAATATCAACCATATTTAATTGAGCATTATCAATTAGAAAAGTTGGCTCAAATTGTTCTCCATCAAATACGTGTTGTTGCATTAATACGCTTTTCTTTAGGTAGTTCAGTAAGTTGTTGTGATTAACCTCAATTTTTTTACAAGAATAAATATCAACGCTAAAAATCAATCTAACTTTTTTCATTTCAATTCCTTGATTGTTAGTGTTGATTGTCTTACTGTGTAAGCCTCTTTGGCTGGGACAATGCGAGCTACGGTTGCTTTGTAGCTGCGTGTTGGCCATGAGACCTGGTACTTACCAGCGATGCCGTACTTATGATTCTTGAGTATCTCCATGAGTTGAGTCTGAGCTTGCTCATTCTCTGCCTCTAGCTTTGCAGCCTTGGCTTTGTTCTCTTGGATTAGCTTTGCCAACTCCTCTGCATAGTCATCCAGTTTCAATGGCTCCTCATCCGTGGCATCTGAGTAGGTGCGAGCTGCATCCTTAGGGTTCTGGACTGGGTAATAGTCAATCTCCCCAGTATTCTTGTACCTATCAAGACGGTCTTGAAAGTCTTTGGATACTTTCTCAATCGTCTCCAGAGTCTGCTGATGCAAAGCAAAGACAAAAATACGCAACTCTGTACCCTTGTATAGCGTTGCAATCGCTCCCCATTGGGATTTGTAAATAGCCATCTGAGCTTGTAACTGGAGAGGGCCACGCCATAAGGGTGGCATATCTTCAGCATCCATCGCTGTGAGCTTTGCCTCTAGCACTCCTGTGCCATCCAGTCTGATAGAGTCCTGGCCAACAACAAAGATGCCACGCTCAGGGTCTGAAAACAACTCCTCTCCATTGCCAGTAGCCGTACCGTCTAAGCTACAGCTGATAGGCCAATCATCGTGGAAGTAAGCCTCCTCGTGGTTGTAATCTAGCTGGCTGCATCCCAGACGGTTGGCTGCCTCCATGAGAATGGTTGGCTCTAGCTTGTTACCCCATTCCATTGATTCATTGCTGATGTCTGGTGGTTGATTGCCTTTTATGGCCTCAATGGACATAAGCAACTCATCATTGGCAGAGCGATACTTGCTCATCCCCATAATTGCTGGGAGCCGTGATGCTGATAGCATCGTGTTTGGTGTGAGTTTACCGACCATTATTCTCTTTCTTCTGCGTTGATGAGTGTGAGTGTGTGCTGTAAAGAGTTGGCCACTCTAACAAAGTTCTCTGAGTATTGTTCTGCTATCTCAAAATTTCTAACTGTGGTGGCCTTATGAATCTCTCTTATCAATCGGTTTGATTCCAAAATCAATTCTGAATAATCCATTATTTCTCTCCCATGTAAACGTATTTGGCCCAGCGTGACTCATCATTCTTCTCTGTAATCGTGTTGATGATGTAATGCTCTTTCAGCACATAGATGTAATGCGCCAGGCGTGTGATGCCGTACTTCTGAATGGCATCCCAGGATGTGATGCTCTTTTTCTTTTGCAAGTGAGCTAGGACTTGTTCTTTCTGTGTACGTGTTTTACTCATTATTTTCTCCTTAGGATTTTGGCTCTTGATTCACTTAATATTGGTAAAGGTTGGTCCAACTTTTTTACTGCGTTATCTGGGTGACAACACCACTTGTTACCCATGCTTTCAATAATCTGCTGCGACCTCATCAGGTTAAGCTCAGGCAAATAGTCGTAAACTGCCTGAAACCTACCAGCAGATATCATCTGCTTGATGAGGTTGATGTCGTTATCAGTCATTCTTATACCCCCAATGCAACGATGATTAAGAAGGCAATAAGGCTAACCGTTGCAATAGCCATATCGCTTGTTGATTCTTTTGGTGCTACGCACAAATCTTTTGCTGTGTAATCGTACTTATTCATTTATCAAAACTCCTCATGTATTTATCAATTAACTTCTCACGCTTACGTCTCAACATATTTTTGTGGGTATTGGGAAATAACTTGATTAACCAATGACGAACCCACAGTATTGCTACTCCTATAATCATTAAGATTGCTACGCCTCCAACCACGAGGTAAGCAACTGCCAATGTGTACAAAATAAGTTCACGCATACTGCACCTTTCTCATTAATGTCCCAACCTGGGATGGATGCCATTGAGTGTTACCTCTTGGCGTTTTAAACCCTCTCTGGCTCAATACCTGAGCTACTGAACGCAAGTCCATGCCAATGAACTCCTTGATTACTGGAGCCATCTGCATCACATAGCTATCAACACGGCTTTGAATAGCGTTTAAACCAGCCTTAGAGCCGTTCTGTGGAGCTGGACTACCTAACTTAGTGCCACGAGCTTTGGCCATCTGTAGGGCTGATTTAGTGCGCTCTGATATCTTCTTTGCCTCCCACTCAGCGAACACAGCTGCCATCTGTAGGAATGTACGGTCAGCCTCAGGCATATCGGCAGCAATGAACTGCACGTTTGACTCTAATAAACCTGAGATGAAGTGAACGTTACGAGCAAGACGGTCCAGCTTGGCAATAACCAATGTGGCTTTGTGCTTTTTAGCAAGGGCCAGGGCCTGTGCCAACTGTGGGCGGTTGTTCTTGCGACCAGATTCAATCTCTGTGAACTCAGCGATGATTTCCTGGTCTTTAGTGAAAGCCTTAACGGCTGCTTGTTGAGCCTCAAGGCCAAGGCCTGACTGGCCCTGACGTTGAGTACTTACACGGTAATATGCTACGTATTCCATATCTGTCTCCTTAAGCTGAAACAGATGGAGCCATTGAGAAGCTACCGTATGGGAGGAATGATTCCTCTGTGCCGTATGTGTAAATCTTTTTGCGTGTTGGCTTGTTAATTAAATCACCAACAATCGTCACGCTTTTCTCTGTGCGGCTAACAACTGTGAATGAGAAAATGCAGTTGTAATCGCAAGCTGACCTAGTTGTGTATGTGTTACCTACTGTAAATCGTTTCATATTAACTCCTGTATCTCGGTGGTTAAAGCGATATCGCTTGGGATGAAGTATAAACACAATATGTTGTGTTTGTATAGGGATAAACCCTAATAAATTAAAAATAATTTACAGGGCTTGCACAATATCTTGTGTTTTGTTATCGTTTGGACTGGGCGAAAGCGGATGCTGACGTAAAAATGTCCAGGTAGAAATCTGCTGGTTTTCAGACGTAGCGAGTAGCCCAAACCTTAATAAAAACAAGAGGATGTATGGATAAAGGTATTAAATTTAGAGCATTGTGCCAGGACATTTTGGCCACCATCGTGCATGAAGGTAAGTCTGGCGCACAAATCTGCATTGAATGTGATATCGCAATGAGTACTTTTAAGAACTACTTGGCGTATATGCGTGAGAAAAAGCTGGTTCACATCTGTGGATGGCGCAGAACCCCAGGCAGCAACAGGCCAATAGCCCTTTACAAGTTTGGTTTTGCAGAGGATGTGGAGCTAGAGCGTAAGTCTGGCTATGTGCCAAAGTCTCAGCGTAGTGGCTATGAGACTGTAACGCCTAAGATTCCTAGATGTGACATCGCAGCTGCTTGGATGCTCAACCCAATAACGGAGGATGTATGTCAGAGTTAAAGCCATTCCTAGTAAGGCTCAAGCCTGAGGTGGTGGAGTTGTTAGCCAAGGCCTCACAGGAGCAGAAAAAGACTCAAGCTGCCATCATCAATGAGATTCTGAAAGATGGCTTGTCAAAGCATGGGGACTTGAGCAGCCGCATCAATAGGTTGCTTGGATGATTCTATTAAACCTACCGTATGCGCCATCGGTTAATACGTACTGGAGACGTGGCAGATTCAGTACTTATCTATCTCCAGCTGGCAGAGAGTACAAGAAGGCAGTTGCAGAGTATGTGATTGAAAGTAATACACCAAAGCTAGGAGATGCAAGATTGAAGATGACATTGATTATTAGGCCCAGGAGCAAGCGTATCTTTGATATTGATAACCTTGCCAAGTCGGTGCTAGATAGCCTGTGTGATGCTGGTGTGTATGACGATGACTCCCAGGTGGATGAGTTGCACATCATCCGTGGAGAACCAATTAAAGGCGGCAAGATAGTCGTAACGATTGAGGTGATGAAATGAAAGTTTTAGTAGCGTGTGAATTTAGCGGTACAGTAAGAGATGCCTTTATTAAGGCTGGGCATGATGCTATGAGCTGTGATTTAGAGCCTACAGATGTGCCTGGGCCTCATTATCAAGGTGATATGTTTGATATTGTTAATGATGGATGGGATTTAATGATAGCTCATCCTCCATGTACGCATTTAGCTGTATCAGGAGCTAGACATTTTGAAAAGAAAAGAGCTGATGGCAGACAGCAGCAAGGTATTGATTTATTTATGAGGGTTATTAATGCGCCAATACCATTGATTGCGGTTGAGAACCCTATTGGAATTATGTCTAGTCTTTATCGTAAACCTGACCAGATAATTCAGCCTTGGCAGTACGGCCATAAAACAACTAAAGCAACTTGTCTATGGTTAAAAGGCTTACCGTTGCTAGAGCCTACAAATATTGTGGAAAAAGGTGAGTTTGTTGTATTCCCTAGTGGTAAGCGTATGTCTAAGTGGTATGCCGATTCATCTAAAAACTCTCCAAAGGAGCGTGAGCGTATAAGGAATAAGACTTTCCAAGGCATAGCTGATGCAATGGCACAGCAATGGGGTTCTCAATGAGCCACGAGAAGGATGTATATACCAAGGCCATCAAGGCTGAGGAGAATGTAACAGGCAAGCGTTGGTGTTCACAATGCCAATATGGAAAGTTAGCTAAGGGTGGTCAATGGATACTAAGCCTAAACGGCCAGCAAAGAAGATGGATGTGCAAGGAGTGTTACGAGAGGAAATTAGCGAGGGAGAGCAAGTAGATGAGAGATGCCTCGCTTGTGGTCAAGTTCATGGACCCACCAGGATACTTCGTCTGCCAACTGGGAAACTTGTCTCAAGCTACTCAGAAGAATTTAGGATGTACACAGAGGCCAAGTGGGTGTTCAAGCGATTCAGAACTAAACGCACACGGCAGCTGTACCTTGCGGAGGTGGCAAATCTGCGTGGCAAAGCTGCTTATGACAGACTCAGAGATGCAATGACAGAGATATGGAGACGAGAGAATGATATGCCCTAACTGTGGAAACCATGAGATTGTGGTCAAGGATTCCAGGGACCATAAGGAGTACAACTGGATTAAGCGTAGGCGTGAGTGCCACAACTGTGAGCATCGCTGGAATACGTATGAGATTAATGAAACTGAGCTATCCGTGGAGGAGCAATGAAACTGAATAACAATGAAGTGTTTGCCCTGGCAGACTACCTGAGACACCAGCTGGCAATAGACTATCCA